TTATTATGCAATTCTTGCTCTTATATTAGGTCAGGGAATAGCTGATATATCTAAGAAATAGTATGGGTATTAAATTAAAAAACCCATTTACAAAATGGATAGGGTCTGCTGTTACGGACAGTGCCATAAAACCAATTACCGAATTAGTAAAAGCTGTATTAGAGTTGTTTAAGGATAATAAGGGTAAATGGTCTAGTAAAAGAACTGTATCAGGTGTAATTGTATTAGCTGCTTCAGCTGACATAACAGCTAATGGTATAACAACAAATAATTTAATACTAACAGGTATAGGTGTATTACCTTTAATTTTTTCAGCATTTGAAAAAAATCCTGTTTGTAGTAATGATTGTTGTAAAAAATAGTTATCTTTGCTGATAACTACTATTCCCTTATGGGAATATTCTTATGTTTTCAAGTAGTTTTTTTGGGTTGTGAAAGGGGGGTAGTTCCCCCTTTTGCGTTTTTATAAGTATTTTTTTTGTATCTTTGAAAAAAAAACTATGAAAGAGTATGGTAGAAGATTAAGACTTAGTAAAGAGGAGGAAGAATTAGTATATCAAAACAGAGCTGAAACTGTTGACAATATAAATGGTAATACAGCTTTAGAAATTCATTTAAAGGATAGGGGTATAAATAAAAAGGATGTTGTTAGTGTTAAACATTGGCAATCATCATCAGGAGAATTAAGATTCTCTATAGTTACAAAAGAAGATGTAGTTGATAAAGAAAGTATATTACCTAAAATCAAAGATTTAATAGAAAATTACTCTCCAAACTACAAAAAATTAAAAAGAAACAAAAAAGATACTAACGAACATTTGTTAGTAATAAATCCAGCTGATATACATATAGGTAAATATGCAAATAGCGTTGAAACTGTTGATGGTTATGATATAGACACTGCTGTTGAAAGAGTTGTAGAGGGTGTGAATGGTATATTGTGGAAGGTAGAAAACTTTAATGTAGACAGAATACTTTTTTGTATTGGTAATGATATTCTACATATAGATAATGTTTATGGAACTACAACTAAGGGAACCCCTCAAGATACAGATGGTAAATGGTGGGAACATTTTGAGATAGCTCTAGCGTTATATGTTAAATGCGTTGAGATGTTGAGAGAGGTTGCTCCTGTAGATTGTGTTCATAGTATGTCTAATCATGATTACCAAAGTGGATTTCATTTAGCTCACGCATTAAAATCTTGGTTTAGAAAATGTGATGATGTTACTGTTGACGCTGGAATTGCTCATAGAAAGTATTATAGATATGGTAATAGTTTGATAGGATTAGAGCATGGAGATGGAGCTAAGATGGATAAATTACCATTACTAATGGCTAATGAACAACCTAAAGAATGGTCTGAAACTAAATTTAGGTATTGGTATTTACATCACTTACATCATAAGGTTAAACATAAATATTTAGACGCTAAAGATTATATAGGTGTTACTATTGAATATTTGAGGAGTCCTTCAGGAACAGATAGTTGGCATAGTAGAAAAGGATTTTGTGGAGTTCCTAAAGCTGTTGAAGGATTTTTACACGAGAAAACTAATGGTCAAGTTGCAAGAATTACACATTATTTTTAACAGTTAAACAACCCTTGACTAACACTTTACTGAACCCTTATATATAAAGATAAGGATAAATATAAAGATAAAGATAAGGATAAAGAACAAAGAAATTTAAAAAAACTTTATAAATAATTTGGCAGTTCCAATTATTATGCGTATCTTTGTACAAGATTTGAAACAATAAATAGAATACAAACCTAAAAAAACTAACTATGAATTACGAACAATGGCATAACTCCACTTACCAACATTATGATGACCCTACAGAATACAATGGCCCTGATATAGATTATTGTAAAAGATGTGATATGAACCCAAAATATGAGGACACAGATGTATGTTCTGAATGTATTGATGAGATTGAGGAGATGAAAGAAGTAAGTTTATGTTGTGGAGACAACCTTCATGTAGATACAAATAGATGTACTTCTTGTTATGAGTGGAGTGAAAGCGAGTTTCACGAATACTGTAACGATAATAATTTTAACCCAAAAACATATAAATATGAGTAGAATTAAAAAACAACTATTAGAAGAATCGTATGATAATGAAATGAATATGATGGATATAGATTACGATTTAATGGAATACGAATATAATAATTACCAACCAAAAGAGAATACTAACCAAATTAATAATAATAACATGACAAAAAAAACTATGACAGAAAAACTAAATGGAACAGCTTACAAAGTTGAAACAAAGAAAGAAGCTTTAAGAAGGCTTTATCTTGAAAACGGATTAACAGAAGAAGATATTTATAAAGATAAAAGAGGCTTCGTGATAATCACTAGAACAGGTATAGATAAGATTGTATCTAAACAAAAGATAACTGTAGCTTATGAAGTTATAAGTATGGATATTGAGAAAGGGTATTGTGTATTAAAAGCTGTTGCTTCTATGACTGTAAATGGAGAGGCTAGAAACATGATGTCTTTCGGAGAATCTGCAGACAACAACTTAATGGGAGGTGGTAAGAAGTTTCCTGTAGCTATGGCAGAAAAGAGAGCTATGAGTAGAGTTGTATTAAAAATTGCAGGATTCTACGAGCAAGGAGTATTTGGTCAAGATGAGATTGTTGACTAATGAACGAGGAGTGGTTTGATGAACTAACTAATGGAGAACCTTTATTATGCTCATCTATACAGATGGGTATAATAGAATCTCTGTTAAGAATTAGTCCTATATCAGAATCAGAAAAATCTGAAATACTTTCAGAGTTACACCTATATAGTGAAGATGAAGCATCGTCTGTTATAATAAAATTAAAAGAAGATGTTGTTGAAACTGATGTAAGGAAACAATGGAAAAAAATGTTTAACTAAAAAAACTAAAGATGACAAAAAATAACTACGATAAAATAAGGAGTTCTAAAAACGAACTAGAAGCTATACTTAGAATTAGAGGTATATCAAAAAGAAGATTTGGTGTAATAATAAATGTAAAGGGTAGTACTATAGACAAATATATTGACAATCCTTTTTACCTAAGATACTTTCATATGGCTAGATTAGCTACATTCTTAAATATAGATGTTAAAGATATAATAGATATTATAGAGTTAGATATACCAAACAAACATAATATAGTAGTTGAAGGAGAAGAAGATTACGATATGGTTGTTGCTTTACCAACACAAAATAGATAAATATGGAAAGAGATAGAAAAAAAATACAATTTGTATTTGATTATATATACAGAGAAATGGGTATAAGCGAACATCAAATTAGAAGCAAGGTAAGAAAAAGAGAGATTTTAGATGCAAGAAGATTGTTTTTTTATGTAATGAGAAACTATTTCCAATACAGTTTTGAAAAGGTAGGTAAAATAACACTTCATAATCACGCAACTGTATTACACTCATGTAGAACATTTGATGATTACACTGTTCCTTATCCTAAACTAACCACATTACCATATAAAGATATATGTTTTCAATTAGATTTAATGAAAGATTCTGTAGAACAGCAACTTGAGGAACTACAAGAAAAAACAATTATAATTAACAAAAAAATAAACGAATTACTAACAATTAAACAATTACAAAATGGCAGAAGAAAAAAATTACATAGCTAGCAGTATTAAAGCTCATACTACACAGTATGGAACACTAATCAACGCAAATCTTAAAATGGAAGATTTACAAAAGATTGAAAAGAATGGTTGGATTCAGATTACAATAGCGGAAAGAAGAACTCCATCAGAGAAAGGAGCTACTCATTACGCATTTGAAAACAAATACGAACCTAACAAAAAGGAAACTTCAAAATCAGAATTTAAAACTTCTGATAGTGGAGATGTGCCGTTCTAAAATGGAGTATTCTAATGATTTTAGATACGATTTAAAATTAGGACAAATAAAAGAAAAGGAACTTGGAGAACTACTTAACAATAAATCAGTAGAAGTTAAGACAGATTTAAAAGCTGCTGAAACTGGCAGTGTATTTGTTGAATATGAGAGCCGTGGGAAGCCATCTGGTATCTCTAAATCAGAAGCTGATTACTATTGTTTTGTAGTTTCTAAGGACTCCTTTATACTTATTAAAACAAAGAAACTTAAAGACAAGTGCAGGAAGTTTCTAAATACAAACCTAGATTTAAAGGGTGGAGACAACAACACATCTAAGGGAATATTACTACCTTTATTACAATTAGTAATAGATATTTAGAAATAACTACCAAATAATTTGGCAGTCTCGGATTTATTTCGTATCTTTGTATAAGAATTGAAGGGTTGGACAACCCTTCTTTAACCCTTAAAAAACTAAACTATATGAAAAACAGCAAAGAAATACTGATAGATGTATTGTCAGTTCAATCTTCATCAGGTAAAGAGTACATGATGATAGAGTACATAAAAGATTTTGTATCAAAAAATGTTCCTGAAGCATCTTTAGTGGTAAAAAATAATAACATTTATGTTACTAAAGGAAGTTCAGAAAACTATCCTTGTGTGGTTTCTCACACAGATACAGTTCACGATATACATAAAGACTTTAAAGTGTTTGATAATGACGGTATATTATTCGCATTTAGTAATGACAAACAACAACAAGTAGGAGTAGGCGGAGATGATAATGTAGGCGTATGGATATGTCTAGAGATGTTATTAGATTTAGATATAGTAAAGTGTGCTTTCTTTCATTCAGAAGAAGTTGGTTGTGTAGGAAGTAGTAAGGCTGATATGGACTGGTTCAAAGATGTTGGTTATGTGTTTCAGTCTGACAGGAGAGGTAATAATGATTTTGTAAATAGTATAGGTGGTAAAGATTTATTCGGTAAAGATTTCTCAGATAAGATTGCTCCTGTATTAGAACACCACGAATACAAAGAAACAAGTGGAGCTATGACAGATGTAGAGCAATTAGTTGTTAATGGTCTAGATGTTTGTGTAGCTAATATGAGTAGTGGTTATTACAATCCCCATACCGACAGTGAAACTGTAGATTATTATGACGCTCAAAATTGTCTTGATTTAATATACAACCTTATACAACATTTAGGATGTGAGAGATATACCAATACAGAATTTGGTAAGAATCATTACAATACATTTAATAGTGGTAAGAATTACTGGAGAGGAGGTTACAGCTCTTGGAATCAAGGATGGGATGTTAAAGACGACTGGAAGGAATCTTGGGAAGATGAGTATGGTAACGAGGTAGTATATGAAGATGGAGAGGAGTTGTGCTACTATTGTGGAGACAAGGTAGTAGAGTCTATTTCAAAAGTAGACAACTACAGATACTGTAAGGGTTGTAAGGCTGAGGTTTATTATGATGAATCAATATATGATGTTGATGAAAATCCAACCTTAGATAAAGTAAATAAAGTTATTAATACTCACTACTAAAAATAAATAATTATGGCAAAGAGATTTACAGATACAGATAAATGGAAAAAAGGATTTATAAGAAACTTACCTTCAAAATACAAATTATTATGGCTATACATACTAGATGATTGTAACCACGCTGGTATATGGGACACAGATTTTGAAGTTGCTTCAATAAGAATAGGAAGTAAGATAAATGAAAAAGAAGCTTCAAAAGTATTAGGAGAGCAGATAAAGATATTTGATAGAGGTAATAAATGGTTTATACCTAAGTTTATAGACTTTCAATACGGACAGCTTAACGAAAATGTTAACGCTCATAAATCAGTAATTAAATTGCTGGATAAGTATGATGTGTATAATGTAGAAGGTATAAGTCCTGTTGATGTCGCTGGTTTTGATGGAGAGATAAGTAGTCCTGTAAAGTTTAAAAGATTTAAAAAACCTACAATAGAGGAGGTTAAAGAATATTGTTTAGAGAGAGGTAACAATATAAATCCTGAAATATTTATAGATTTTTACGAAAGTAACGGATGGAAAGTTGGTAAGAACTCTATGAAAGACTGGAAGGCTTCTTTAAGGACTTGGGAGAAGAACTCAACAAACTCTAAGAAATCAAGTAAGGTAGATAGTCAGATAGATTCTTGGCAGAAAGCTAGAGAAATATTAAAAAATAACTAATGAAACACAGGAGTAAGATGAGCCAGACAGAATTAAACGCACTAACAGACAAATCTTTAAACGCTTATGTTATAAATGATAACGGAGAAAAAGATTATGTAAAGCCCGAAAACAATAAATATTTTGAAAGATATGAATTAAGGTTAATTGTTGGAGATGAGATAAAGATAACTACTGCAGAAAACAATATGTTAATGCTTGAAGATAATGATGGTTTGTTTAAAAGTAAAATAGTAATTAGAAAAGACCAAATAAGATGATAAAAGATATAGATATAAAAGAATTAGAATTGATGTGTGTTGATTTAATTAGCAAAACATTGGTTGAGTTAGGACAGGTTAAAGATGAAAGACATATTGTTATACTAGCTAAGTCCTTATCATATGATGTTAAAGAAGATTTTAAAAACTTATACTTTGAGGATATAGTTCAAGCTTTTAGGCAGGGAGTAAGAAACACAGATAGCTTTGTTTTGAATGTTCAGAACTATTATAAATGGATAAAAGACCACAGGCAATTAATATGGAACGAAGCTAGTAAAGAACCTGAAAGACAAGACAAAAGATTAGTGTATAGAAGCAGGAAAGGCACAGGACTTAAGATTATGAATAAGGAAATTAAAAAATTAAAATAATGACCCCAATAAAAATAACACTTAAGGTAATACCAGACCACAAGAGATACACTATACTAAGTAGTGGAGATGATAAAGCTGCTATATATAAAAGGTATCTAACTATATTTTATATAAGAGTTTCTAGAGTTTATGAGGGTCATGAGATATGGGGAGAAGTGATAAATGAATATGATAGATTAACTAAATAATAAATAAAATGGAAATAACATTAGCATTAGCAGCGTTTGCGGTTGGTTTTATATTGGGAATGTATGTGTCAAGTCAAATTGAAAAATCAATAATTAGAAATATAAATTCAGTTTTAAATGACATGACTAAAAAATTAACTAAGTGGAAATATAAAAATAAAAAAGATGATTAGTTATATAGGAGGTAAATCAAGAATGAGTAAATGGATATGTGAATACATACCAAATGATATAGAAGCTTATGTAGAGGTGTTTGGAGGAGCTTTTTGGGTATATGTAAAAGGAGATATACATTCCAAACCTGAACTTAAAAAAATTGTATATAACGATAAGAATAAGTTTATGGCAAATATGTTTGCGTGTTTTAAAAACCCAGACATTATGACTACATGCTTAAAAATGTTTGAATCTCAAGACAAGGAAAGGTTTTATGAGTTTCAAAATTACTTAAACACATTAGCTGATGAGAATATTAACTTCCCACTAGGCACTTATCCAGTGGCTATGCAATACGCTTACTGTGCAACTCAAGTCTTTAGTGGAAGTAAGATACTAGAAAGTAGTTTTATTGACTTAAAAGGTAATTATGGTAGTAAATACGACAGCCTGATAAACAAGTTACAGAACCCTGATATAATAGATAGACTAGAAAAAATTACAGATGTAGAGAATTTAGATTATACAGATTTAATATTAAAATATGATGGGCCTAAAACATTCTTTTATGTTGACCCTCCATATTGGAAAACTGAAGATTACTATTCTAATCATGATTTTGATGCAGATGACCACGAAACATTAGTAACACATCTAAAAAGAATTAGAGGTAAATTTGCGTTGTCTTATTATGATTTTCCTTTACTATCAGAGTGGCTACCAAAAGATAACTACAGGTGGGAGAGTAAAGAATTTAACAAAGCTGCTGGAGCTCAGAAAGGTAAGAAACAAAATAAAGGAACAGAATTACTTATTATGAATTATTAATTTATATATTTGCATTATGAAATTTAGTAATATAAAAAGATTATTGAGACAACAGGTTGAAAGTGGAGTTAGAGTTCTTTGGACATTTAATGAAGTAGAACCAGAGTTTACAATGATATACAAAAGCTACAATAATAATTTAACTATATACACCCCTAAACAGCTTATTGATTATTTAGATGGAAAAGAAAAAGAGTAAACATTATTATGAGTTTGACAGGAATATGAGCTCAACCTCAGACCAATATAATGGCAAAACACTATCAGGAGGACTACAAAATGATAATAGAATACCTGAATATTATAAAGGTAAAGAAGGTTATGAAGCTAGAAAAGTATGTGATAACTTTGATTTAACTTACCATCTCGCTACAGCAACGACATACATATTACGAGCATATCGTAAACACGACACTCCTGTTGATTGTATTAAAAAAGCTATAGCTCATTTAGAATTTGAATTAGAAAAAATTAACCAAGAAAAATAAACTATGACAACAATTTACATTACATTAGCAGTAATTATCTTATGGCTCATTGGAGTTGATGTAAGATATTATCAGATTAACAAGAAGATAAGTATTATGCACAATACAGATAAAAATCTTTTAGAGCTTGTTAATACCTGTATGAACAAAAAAGAAGATGAGAAGAAAAAAGAAGATAAACCCAAAGTTAAACGAAACAACAAAAAACGGGTTATCAAAAAGTCAAAGCGAGTACGAACTCCAAAAAGCGATAGTTAAATATCTACAGCTTCAATATCCCCTAGCTAAGTTTTGTGCTAGCTTAGGTGGTATTAGAACATCTTTTACTCAAGCCGTAAAAGCGAAAGCTAGCGGGTATGTAAAAGGATTCCCAGATTTACAGGTTTGTTATCCTACATCAAAATCATGTGGTTTATTTTTAGAGATAAAAAAAGATAAAAAAGCTTACGCATCTACACATCAAAAAGAATGGGTAGAGTATCTTAATGAAGTAGGTTACACAGCTTCTGTATGTAAAGGTTTTGATGAATGTGTCTCCCATATAGACGAATACTTTAATGGAGAGTATGATATATAGGGGTATGGGGGTACAGGGGGGTACAGGGGGTACAGGGGGTGTAGTGCAATCATTTGTATTATATCCCATTTTTTTTATATATTTGTAGTATCATGATGGAGATTATATGCAATATATGCAATAAAGAGTTTGAGTTACTTAAAAATAAGAGTTACTTAGGAGTTCCTCTTGACTCTAAAAATCCTGAAGAATGCGACCCATTGACATCTGACATCATTGGACTGTGTAGTGTTTGTTATAAGATAGAGAGAGAAAAGATTAAAGACAATAACAACACTAAAGAAGAAAGTGATGGGTAAAATTAAAAGGAAGGATAGAAAAGATAGGAGAGGTGGAGGATATGCTAAAAGAAAGTTTACATTTGAGCAAGCAGAAGAAATAAGAAACCTTTATAAGACAGGACAATATACTCAAGAATACTTAGCTGAGGTTTGTGAGGTTAGTCAACCTATTATAAATCAAATACTTACACACAAAACATACACTAAAGATTAAGGAATGAAACTGTTAGGGGCTTATATATAACAAAATAGCCTTGAAACTGTCTACCCCTTATATATAAAAAAGTTTTTTTAAATTAAAATATATTTTTAAAAAATTTTTTTTAACCAACAAACAACTTCCTGAATCAGATTTACTGTTGAAACTGTCCTCGACTTCTATATATCGTTGAAACTGTTAGGGGCTTATATATAGGGATTTTTTGAGATTTTTATTTACTATGCATGCATAGTATTTTCTATTTAACATAATAAATATTATATTCTTCCATACAAAAAATTTTATTAAAAACAAAATTTTACAAATAAAAGTTGCTAACAATTTAATTGTTAATAAATATATATAAATTATTTTATAAATATATACAATTTATTTAAAAAAATGTTTGTATGTTTGCAATGTCATAAGACAAAAACTAAAATATATAAAAATGAAGAATTTATTAAACAACACAATTTTAAGCAGTTTACAAGATTACAAACTAACAAACAGAAACACGAACGCCGTTTTGTATCTACCTACAAACCGAGTACAGCAATTTATGAAGATGAACGGAGGCAAACTACACAATTATAAGTTTGAGACGCCAGCACAAAGAAAAGCGCAAAGAGTAGCTAATATATTAGATTATATCGTTTTATCTTCAGCATTTGCGGCTATTTGCTTAATTGCCTATAATTTAATAACAAACTAATTTTAAACCCTTAAAAACTTAAAAAAATGTACAAAGAAAATTCAGAATTTAAAATGATTTGCAAAAGTATGATAATGCAAATAGAAGAATTTAAAATATTGAAAAATGAAAAATTTAATGTTTGCCTTGAATCAATAGCAAACGCAATTATTAACCCTTTAAAAATATCATATATTAAAAAAGATAAAATAAAGAATTTAGAAAAGCACGCAAATATAAAAATTCATTCAACACCAACAGCAGAACAGCGCAACAAATATTTTAACGCCTGCACATTAAGGAAATTTGCAAATCATTATTTTAATACTGAAGGAATAACAGCCGA